CCGTCGGGGAGACTGCGTCTTCGTTGCACGCGCCAACCGTGACGCCGTTCACGGTTTCTGCCGGCGAGAGCAGGCGGCGATCAGCCGCTATGTTGTTAAGTGCCTCAATCGTCGCCGTCGCCCGATCAAGGCCCGCGGCCGCCTCGTATGCGAGGCTGGTTTGGTATGCCGTCACGCCGAAACGCTCAACTTGATTGCCGGCGCTCACAACGAAGAGCAAGCCGAAACGTTGGGCCAAACGATCGATTAGCCGCGCCCAAGCCGACATACTACCATGAAACGGTCGCCGCGCATTGCCGAGCGAAAGGTTGACGATCAGCACGGTTGGCGCGGTCTCGCGCAGCCGGGTCACCGCGAGGTAGATCAAGTCGATGATCAGACGGTCGAGGGGAAAAGCATCGCCATTGCCCAACACTGGAACGACGTGGATCTGACGCGGCAGACTTGGCTCGCCCCGATTGCGATCACCATGCACGATCAACGAAGCCATGGCGGTCCCGTGCCGGCGATGCGCCACCAATGCGTCAGGCACTAAATCAAACTGATCGTCAATGCGGACATGGTCGGCCAGCAGCCTGTGATTTCCCACTGGCACACCGTCGAACAGGGCCAAGATCGGCTCACCGAGCGCGCGTAGCACGTGCGCAGCGGGGGCCGCCTCTCGCGGATCATCGACATCAATCGACGTCGCGATACTTTGGGGCCGAATATGCATCACCGATTCAAGGCCAGCGACCCCCTCCGGCGCCCGCGCGATGATCTGTCGTACCGCCTGTACCGGTATGTCGACGAGCAGCGCGTGATATGCGATATCCGCGATGCGAGCCCGCGAGACTAGGCGTCCACCTCGGGCAGCGACTGCAGCGATAACTTTGTCAACACTCTCCGCAGCTGCTGCATCATTGGCGCGAAACACCAGTTCAATCTCAAGGCGCACAAGCTCGTCGTCCGCAAGCCCCTCAATTTCGCTAGCGAGAATATTAGCTTCGAATGGCTGCACGCGATCTGCAGGCCCCCACGGCCGCAGGTCGCGCAGCCGCTCGAAGACGTTTGACCAAGCCGTCTCTCCCCGCACAAGCTGATTGGCGCGCCAGCGACGCCAGAGCGACTCGATGTTGCGAAGCGCCGCCAGATCCGGGACCATGAGATAAGCAACTGGTTGCTTGTCCTCGTCGTCGGACTGCATCTCCTCTTCGTCGATGAGCTCGAGACCAGGAACGCGCCGGATCGCGTCCGCAAACGCCCCGACTGCACCGCGCACCTCGAATACCAGCACTCGCTCCGGCGCGAGGGCGGTCGGGTCAGCACGCAGCTCAAGCGCGCCGCCCCCGCGCGCCAGTATTTCGCGTAATCGCGTGAACTTGGGTCCAATACGCTCCGCCTGCCGCCGCGGAGAAAACGGCTCCGGGCGGGGCATGTTTCGCGGCGGCCCAAGCCCCCGCCGACGCTCAGCCTGCGGTGTCAGCCTCAGGAGGGGCTTTGTAGGATCGCTCGGCATTCAAGACCTCTGGAGTAACGCGCTTCGCCCAGAGATCAAGCTCCGCATGCAATGCTGCATCTACAGACACCTCCCCCAGCCCCAAAATCTGTCTGCGCCGAACGTCCTGGCAGAAGTCCAGAGCTTCGGCATAGCTTATTTTCCCAAGCTTCGCAGCAATCTTCGGAAGCGCAAGCGACGGCAATTCGTTCCAGTTCGACATGATCCTGTCGAGGAAGATCGTGATTTCCGATTTCCGTGGTGCCGGCATTGCTAGGCGCATCTGGAAGCGACGCCAAACAGCGCGATCAAGCAGTTCGCCATGATTTGTCGCGGCAACTACGATCACATAGCTGGGAAGCTGATCCAGCTGCATCAGAAGAAACGAGACGACACGCTTGATCTCACCCGTCTCATGGGTGTCGCCGCGTTCCTTACCGATTGCATCAAATTCATCGAAGAACAGAATGCTGGGCGTGGTGCGCACATAATCGAAAAGCTTACGCAACCGCGCATTCGTCTCGCCGAGATAACTGCCGATCAGCGCATCATAGCGGACCACGAAGAACGGAAGGCCGAGGCCTTCTGCAATCGCCTCTGCAAAAGAGGTCTTGCCATTGCCCGGCGGTCCGGACAGCAGCACGCGGTGACGTGGCTCAAATCCGTTCGCCCGCAGGACGTCGGCGCGCTGATGTTCTTCGATCAACTGTCGGCCGCTTTCACGCACCGGCAAGGGCAACAGAAGCTCACCAAGCGAAAGGCGCGCCTCAATCTCCAGAATGGCTTCACGGCCAGAGGTCGCGTTCAGATGCGACGAAGTGACCGTGAGCGCCGGTGGGGTCACCGGGACGGCCGACAACGCGCGCTGGATGCGATCCGCCACGATATAGTGCTTCTTCGCGCGTTCGTCGGCGACGAGCGCTTCCGCGGTCGAGCGCAACGCCTCGCGGTCGCCAGTAGCTCCAGCGCGGACGAGCGAAACCAATAGATCGCTGCGTGCCATTGCTCTCTTCGCCTTCCCCCAGGTCGCCTACCGATATTAGCAGATTACAAACATTTTAGCCGGATGTCCGTTCTCTCGTGCGCGCAGCCAAGCCAATCGATATCGAGAACCGGCTGATTCAGCCGTACTCGTCCTTTCGGCGACGTTATCACAGCCTTAGAGACGGGCAGAAGTTTCGTGCCTCACAGCTGGCGTTACGGAACTCCGCTTCGCGTTAGAGGCGATTTTTGTACTGAAATTGCATATTCTCGTGATGCACCAACCACACCATCCATCTGCTCCGCCCACGGCCGCTCTGCGGCTGCCGCGAGGTCGTAGATCGAAAGCGCGGGTGACGTCCGTGTTATGACGAGCGCCTCCAGGACGGCCGGCGACAGATAAGCGAGCCGTATCATCCGGCTGATGAACTGGTCGGTGACCCGCTCTGCCGCCGCGATGTCCCGTACCGTTGAATGTTCTCCGCGTTCAAGTTTCCGCCGCCAGTTCCACGCCCGCGCGATGGCGCGCAGAACGTGGGGGTCCTGCGCCCTGCCGGTCGCCATGCCAGCGTCCTCGGGCGGCAGGATCTTTGGCCGACCATTGCGTTTGCGGATCGTGAGCGGAATGACAACACGGATGGTGCTGGAGCCGCTTGTCATGCGCGGACCTCCTGACGCGGCGCGATCATGTCGCGAATGACTGATCCCAGTCCATCGTTACGCAGATCGACGGCGATGTCGCTGGCGTTGACAGTGACGCGCTCAACAAGCAAGTGGACGATGCGCGCTTGCTCGGCCGGGAACAGCGACGCCCAGAGCTGGTCGAATTCCCCGAGCGCCGAAATGATCGCCTGCTCTTCAACACCTTCTCCGTCCTGCCGAACCGCCGCGATCGCTCTGGCCGCCATCTCCGGCGCTCGAACCATGCGGCGGATTTCGCTCACGACCACCTCCTCGACCATTCCTGCCGGCAAACGCAGCGGTCCGGGTGCGTCGCCGGCAGGCCGGTTCCGGATCAGGTCCATAGAGGTGTAGTAGCGATAAAGCCGTGAGCCCTTCTTCGTCATTGTCGGCGTCATCGCCGCGCCGGTGTTGGTAAAGATGATGCCTTTCAGCAGAGCCGGCGTCTGGCGCCGCGTGTTCGACGCACGCAGTCGCGGGCTCTGCTGCAGGATGCTGTGCACCTTGTCCCAGAGATCTCGACTGATGATCGCCTCATGCTCGCCGTCGTAGGCAGTGCCCTTGTGAACCGCCTCGCCGATGTACACCCGGTTGTTGATGAGCTTGTAGAGGAAGCCTTTGTCGATCTGCTTGCCGCGCTTGTTGCGCACGCCCTCCCCGACAAGCTCCCTCGTCAACATCGTCGCTGAACCGATGGTGACGAACCGCTCGAAAATTATCCTGACCGTCGCGGCCTCAGCCTCGTTGATCACCAGCTTGCGGTCGCGGACGTCGAAGCCCAGCGGCACATAGCCGCCCATCCACATGCCGCGCTTGCGCGAAGCGGCGACCTTGTCGCGGATGCGCTCCCCGATCACCTCGCGCTCGAACTGCGCGAAGCTCAACAAGATATTCAGCGTCAGACGGCCCATTGAGGTAGTGGTGTTGAACGCCTGCGTCACCGAGACGAACGTCACCTGATTGCGATCAAAGATCTCGACGAGTTTGGTGAAGTCCATCAATGAGCGGCTGAGCCGGTCGATCTTGTAGACCACGATCACGTCGATGAGCCCCGCCTCGACATCGGCGAGGAGGCGTTTCAGGCCTGGCCGGTCCAGCGTGCCGCCCGAATGGCCGCCGTCGTCATAGCCCTCGCGGATGGCGGACCAGCCCTCCGCCTTCTGGCTGGCGATATAGGATTCGCAGGCGTCGCGCTGAGCATCGAGCGAGTTGAACTCCATCTCGAGTCCTTCCTCTGTCGACTTTCGCGTGTAGATGGCGCAACGCTGGCGGCGCGGCATCGCGATGATCGAAGCCGGTGGTCTGCTCATCGGTCATCCCTCCGGGCTTCACGCAGTCCGAAAAATCGATAGCCATTCCACTGGGTGCCGGTGATCGATCGCGCCACCGCCGACAGCGACTTGAACTTTTGTCCCTGCCAGTCGAAGCCGTCCTTCATCACGGTGACCGTGTGTTCGGTCCCGTCCCATTCGCGCACCAGCCGCGTCCCGATGACGGGGTTGCGGGAATCCGCGATGATCGCCTTGCGGCTGACCTTGCCTTCGATCTCATCGGCCAGAAGGTCCAGCATGCGCCGCGTTTCTCGCGACGGACCGCCGTAGGTCAGTTCCTGGATGCGGTGTGCGAGCCTGAATTCAAGGAAGCTCCGGCTGTTGTTCGGCGCAGACGTGCCGAAAAGCGCTCGCCACTTCTCTTTCAGCTCGGTCACCTTCATCTGCTTGAGCGCCGCGAGTTGCATGAGAACGCTCGCGTCCGTGGCGGCGGTCTCCTGCCCTCTTGCCGGCCCTGTGTCGATCCTTTGCGTCGCCCCTGGCATCAGTGCCCTCCAACTCGGTTGCGTGGTTTGCGACGACCACGTCCGCTCTTCATGGCGAGAATGTCGAATGAACTGTCTCCGCCGGCGGCAGATAAAGTGCTCGACTTTTGCGCCTGCATGCGGATGAGACCGGCAGCGAGAAGGCGGCCGATTTCAGCAATGCGCTCTGCAGGGGTCATGAGATCAGGGTGAAGTGGGTTTGACATGCCACGCTAGTAGCGCCGTTGGCACACTGTTTTCCCAAGAGGCCGCCGGACTGTGACTGCCAGCGCCGCAGAATATCGGCGCCGTCGACGCCGCCGACCTGTGGATAGCTTTTGCGGATTCGCGCAACGGGGACTCGACTCGCCGCTAGGAATGTGAGAACAAAAGAGGAACATAGTCCTTTTGGAGCTTCCAATGTCTCCCCTCACGGCCTCCTATCGACACTCCACCTTCACCGCCGAGCCCGAGCGCCTTTCGACACTCGAAATCTGGGCCGTTGCGCGCGCTGTGCGCGGGCAAATGGCGGCGCCGTTGCATCGACGGCTGGCGCTGGATGACATCGCAGCGTGCGTGGCGCGCGCTGAAGTGAATGGCGTCGCGTTCGACATCGACTGGGACTTCGAGCACGAGGTGCTCAGTCCTGCGGGCCAGCCGGTCATGGGCGTCACCGAGTATGATCGCGCGTCGCCCGAGTGCGTGATGGTCTCGATTAATGGCCCCGCCCTCAACGTGCACGAAAATCTCCTGCGCTCGACGATCGCCCACGAACTCGGACACGTTGTCTTCGACGCGCCGGCTTGGGTGACGACGACCCCGGCAGGGTGCGCCTTCTTGAGTCCGGACACCGCGCCAGGACACGGCGCTCGCGGCGCTCGCGATCCGCGCGAGCAGCGCGCCAACGAGTTCATGGGCGCCTTGCTGGTTCCGCCAGCGCTTTTGCGCGTGGATGTACAGCGCCATGCGAAGAAGGCACGATTTGCGCCTTCGCCACACCCCTCGCGCATCATTCGCGGCGCGCCTGCGTACGATGCGTGCGCACAGGATGCGGATGCGCTGGGAGAGACTGTGTTCGCGCTCGCCGAGCTTTACGGCGTCTCCGAAAGCTTCATGCGGGTACGGCTGGCGCGCTACGATCTCCTGCGCGCGCGCCGGCTCCCTACTCATTCTTCATCATCGAACGCTTGAGGAAAAGAACATGGCCTTTGGCGCATGGATCAGATCGGAACGCGAGAAGGCCGGCGTGCCTTTGGGCGAGTTCGCACGCAACATAAATATCTCGACTGCCTATTGGTCGCGCATTGAACGTGGGCTGGAGAAAGCGCCCAAGGATTCGTTGATCCTTGCCGCCTGCGAACAGCTGGGGCTGGCGACAGATCGCGCATTCATTGAGGCGCGGCGCCTGCCACCTGACATGCAGGATGATATCGCGCGCGCGGTCTCGGTTTATCGCGCGTTCAAGACGCCCGCGTAAAGCAACACGCTTCTCAAATAGCTGATGAACGTTGCGGCCGCATGCGCCGCCACGGGAAAACTGCGTCCTGTCTGTTGCGGGTTCGCGCAATCGCAATCCTTACGCTCGAGGTCCCAGATGACGGAACGCGCCGACTTCGTAAAACCTGATGCGCCCTGCGCCATCGATCAAAGCAGCCTGGAAATCATGATGGCGGCGGCGCGTTATCAAACAGCGCGCCTTGCGCGATCACTCCGGCTTTCACCCGCGCAGCGCGAAGACGCCGAGCAGGAAATCCTTCTTATCCTGCTGGAACGCAGACGGTATTTTGATGCAACACGAGGACCGTGGACGGCGTTCGCCCACCGTATCGCGCGCCAGGCCGTACAGGTGATCGCAGACCAGATATGTCTGGAGCGTCGACGCATCCCGCTGTCTCTAGACCATACGCTTGGCGGCGCCGGTGAGGAGGGCGACGAGGGCGCCATCAATCTCGCTGACATTCTCTGCGATCCACACGCACTTCCAGATGAGCAGGCGCTCATGTCATTGGCGATGGACCGCTTCCTGACGCGCCTACCACCTGAGCTTTCCATAACTGCGATGTTCTTGCTTGAGGCCGATGGTGATCTCGCCTCTGCACAGCGCACGTCAGGCCTGTCGACCAGCGAGTTTTATCGGCGTCTGCGCGAAATCCGTTATCGGCTGGTGTCGATCGGCATCGTGGACCGACGCGCACTGTTCGACATCTGACCTCTTGGGAAAAGTCCGCGGGCGCATCGCTACAAGGGATTACAGGAGCGCCGAACACGCTCTCACATATCCTGATGCGGGAGACGAGCATGAGCCGCGATAGCAGCTTCGATCCAGGCGCTGACCTCTTGGGAAGATCCGCGGCCCCGACCGCTACATAGACCTCATAAGGGTTGATCGGCCGACGCGCCGTCGTCCCGCACCTCGCAAACCACACACTTCAAACGTCCGGAAACGATGTTTCCGGCGAACGGGAAAGGATTGTCCATGTTTCTAAAAGACCGCCTTCATTCGATGCAGATAGATCCTTTCTCAGTGCCGCTTGACGAGAACAGCCTCGTCGACTGGCTTGTCGACGCCAGCGCGGGCGAAACAATCGCTTATTACCGCGGACATCTTGCGCACGATCGCTGCATGTCGACGCCTGTTCTGACGATCGATGAACGTCGCAGGCTGATCGCTGTGGCGAACCGGATCATGGTGGCTCACGATCAGGGTCTGGTCATCCCTCTGCAGCGCCGTGTCGGCCCGAACGAGTGGCTCTACCTGGCTGTGCGCGCCTCCCGTCGCTTGCAGCTCCCGAGCCTCAAGTCACGCGCGATTGCGCCTGCAGCGCTGCTGGCCGCCTGAAGGAGGATCCGATGAACATGATCAACACACGCGTGGACCAGGTCGCAGCTCTGTCGCCGTCGGATCTTGCGGCCTTGCCGGCGCCCCAGCTTGCAGCGCTGCTTGATGATCTCGCTGAGCGGAAGGCGCGCCTTGCGGACCTCGAACAAAAGCTCATCTCAGCGCTTGATCTTCGCTACGGCGCGCGCGCCAGCCAACGCCGCGCGGAGATGAGCAAGGACACCGGCGCCGTGCGCTTTGAAGACAACGGCTGTGTCGTCGTCGCCGATCTGCCCAAACGCGTGAAATGGGATCAGGAAAAACTTCGCCACGCCGTCGAGATCATTCGCTCGAGCTGGAACGACGATCCCGCGGATTATGTGAAAACAAAACTCGAAGTCTCCGAGAGCGCCTTCACCAACTGGCCGCGCGCAGTGCGTGAGCTCTTTCTGCCGGCGCGCACCGTGGAGACCGGAAAACCCACCTTCAAGCTCGTACACGGCTCTCAGGCGCAGGAGCGATTCTGATGGCGATCCGCATTGTCACCGCCGACGAACGCCTCTCGGCCGCACACAACAAGACCTCGATGGCGATCTTCGGGCCGCCCGGCGTCGGCAAGACGCATTTGCTCAAGACGCTGCCTGAGGACAAGACCGTCTGCTTCGACCTCGAGGCCGGGCTGAAATCGGTTCAGGAATGGCGCGGCGCCAGCATTCCGATCCGCAGCTTCACCGAGTTCCGCGATCTCGCCGTGCTGATCGGCGGACCGGATCCGGCTGCGCACCCTGAATCATATTACGGCCAACTCTACTTCGACGAAGTCTGCCGCGTACATCGCGCCAGCGGGCTCCGCGAGTTTCTCGCAGCCAAGTCGATACTGTTCATCGATTCCATCACCGAGCTCACACGGCAGGTGATGGCCTACGCCAAGCAGCAGCCCGAGGCGTTCTCGGATCGCACCGGCAAGCCGGACGTGCGCGGCGCCTACGGTCTGCTCGGGCGCGAAGTGATCCACGCGCTCAAGCACCTTCAGCACGCGCCGGGCAAGACAGTCATCTTCGTCGGCGTGCTCGAAAAGGTCACCGACGAATTCAACGTCTCGACCTGGCAACCGCAAATGGAAGGCTCGAAGGCCGGACGCGAACTGCCTGGCATCGTCGATCAGGTGTGCTCGATGCACCTGTTTTCCAAGTCCGCCAGCGACGAGTGGACGCTCGATGAAAAGGCCAGTGAACGCCGACTTGTTTGCCGCGCCGGCAACGCGTTCGGCCTGCCAGCCAAAGATAGATCCGGACGGCTCGCGACAACGGAAGCGCCGGATCTCGGCGCGCTGCTCACCAAGATCAACGGCGGCGCAATCAACGGCGCGCCGCTCCAGTCGCAAACCTGACCCCAACACACAAGGAGAATGCAGATGCTTGACCTCAATGATGCTCAACCGCAAATGTCCCCTGTAGGCGATCTCCTGCCCGATGGCGCATTCGCCAAGGTGCGCATGACCATTCGTCCCGGCGGCGCTGACGGCGCGAGCCCGATGGACGCCCGGCTGCTCAAGGCGTCGAGCTACAGCGACGTGAAGTCGCTCGACTGCGAGTTCACCGTCGTCGACGGCCCCTATGCACGGCGCAAGTTTTGGCACAGCTTCACGGTCGCGGGCGGAAAGCTCGACGACAAGGGGCAGTCGAAGGGCTGGAACATCTCCAAGAGCGCCTTCCGGGCGATGATCGACAGCGCGCTCGGGCTTAATCCCAAAGACGAAAGCCAGGCGGCGCGCGAGAAGCGGCTGATCGCGGGGCTCAAGGCGCTCGACGGCATCGCGTTCGCTGCACGCATCATGGTCGAGCAGCCATCGAGCGCGCAATACAAGCCGTCCAACAAGCTGGCGAACGTTGTCCTGCCCGGCGAGCCGCAGTACGCCGCCATCATGCGAGGCGAGCCCGTGCCGCCCGAGCCCGTCGACGCTCCGCCGCGCAAGGCGCCTGAACCCGCGCAGGCGGCCACTCACGCGCCGGCATGGCGACCCGAACCCGCGCAACAAGTCGCGGCGGCATCTCCGAGCGCACCGTGGCGGCCGCAGCCTTCCGCTCCCGCAGCAAATCCCCCGGGCCCCGCCTGGCTCAACAGCTGAGGAGCGGGCGAGTGTCAGACGATGAATGGCAGGCGCACGTGACGCGCAAAGCCGCGGAGGCGATCGGCGAATGGCTCGAGGCAAGAGGACGGCTGCACCAGCCGCTCCGTTGTTTGACCATGCGCGAGCTCGAGGCGATGGCCGACAACGCGATCTCGCGATTCATCGTCCTGACCTCGCAACGCCTTGCGCAGCGCCCGGCGGATACCAGCGACCTGACAAGGCTGCTCTGGGGCGGGTAGCGGCTTGCGCGCTGTGCGCCCGGCAAGCGCGGGGTTTTGGGTTCTGCCTGTCCCTGCGCTTCGATCAATTTCCGCATCACCGGTTCTGTTCGATGGCCTGCCTTCAGGCCGGAGCGTCAATAGCAAGAAGGACCAACGGCATGATCGACAAGACGGAGATGGAGCAGCGCGCCATCAAGGAGGCGCGGAGATTTTTGGCGCAGGCGCTCACCGAGCTCGACCTCATGGCGCCGTTTCACGACCGCTCGGCAGCTGACATCGATCAAATCATCGAAGCCTGCATCGACGGTTTTCAAGACTCCATGCGCCGGCAGGCCGCGCGTGGCGACGTACCATTCTGAGGACCTCATGCTCATTGATCTCAATCACGGGTCAGGTTCCCGCTATGAACCGCGGCCGCTCGGGCTCGACGCTCGGCTGAACACGCTCATCGACGAAGCGTTGATCGCGCACAATCGCACGCAGCCGGCCAGAGACTATCTGGGCGCAAGCCGCATCGGCGAGCCCTGCGCGCGGCGCCTCGTCTATGAAGTGACGCACACGGCCATTGACGCGGACAAGGCGTTCAGCGGGCGAACGCTGCGCATCTTTGCCGTCGGGCATCAGTTCGAAGATCTCACCGTCCGCTGGCTGCGCTGCGCAGGATTCGATCTGCGCACGCATGGCAGGGACGGTCGGCAATTTGGATTCGCGACAGCTGGCGGCCGCGTTCGCGGGCACATCGATGGCGTCATTGTCGCCGGACCCGATATCGGCGTGTCCTGGCCGAGCCTGTGGGAGCACAAGGCGCTGAAGTCCCGCTCCTGGAGCGATGTGGCCAAGCGCGGCGTCGAGCTGTCAAAGCCTATCTACTTCGCGCAGATGCAGCTCTACATGGCCTACATGGAGCTGGAGAGCGCCCTCTTCACCTGCCTCAACAAGGATACGCAGGAACTCCGCCACGAACTCGTAACGTTCCGCCCGGAATGCGCGCAGGCGCTGTCCGACAAAGCCGTTGATGTTCTACGCGCCACGGACGCTGACGAGCTGCCGCCGCGCATTGCATCCAATGCTGACTTTTATCTTTGCCGCTGGTGCCCGTTCCACGCGACCTGCTGGGAGGCGTCACGATGATCCCCGCTGCCTATAGCCTCAAGAAAACGATAGCTCGTCATGCAGGCAAGTTCTGGCGCGCAGAACGAATAGAAGGTTTGATCACCGCCCCCGTTTATGTCTTCCCCGATCAGGAGCGTTTTGACGCCGACGATATCGAGATCGTCAGTCGCTGGCTGCTTCCAGGCGAATTGCAGCTGCCGCATGAGGCGATGTTCTTCGAAGTTATCGATCAAAAGGACTCCATAGGCTCGCAGGTCGTCTATGTGTGCAGGACTGCGGCGGGCATCGAGGGTTTTTTCTGGCACCACCCTCGCGACCTGAACAAGTGGACCGATGTGCTGGCGCACGGCATGTTCCTGCCCGACGGTTGGGCCGACATCGAAATCAATCCGAAGATAACCGGAAGCGACAGAAACACGTATGCGCAATGCTTGAGCGCCATCGTCTGGCGCGCGCTGGCCGTCCTCTCGCTTCGCCCGGAGTTGGAGGAAGCTCAAGTCCCCCGGACACGACGCCCGAAGTTGGCCCGGGTCGGCGTAAACGGCTGGACATGGCATATCGCTCACATCGACCTGCAAGCCGCTGCGCAATTGGCGAAGGCGCCGGCAGGCGGCACGCACGCCAGTCCGCGTTGGCACATACGTCGCGGGCACTGGCGCACACTCAGTAACGGCCGACGTGTGTTCGTTCGCGAGTGCGCTGTGGGCGACTCTACCGCGGGTGGCGTGCTCAAGGACTATGAGGTGGCGGCGTGACTTTCGCTCCCTCCCCGCAGCAGGCGTCGGCCATCGCGGCCGTAGAGAAGTGGTTCCGCGATCGCACGCACGAGCAGCAAGTCTTCCGCCTGTTCGGCTACGCCGGCACAGGCAAGACGACGATCACGGCCATGGCGATGGAGGCGCTCGGTCTCGAGTTCATGACGCCAGGCGGGCTTGGCGGCGTGCTCTTCGCCGCCTTCACCGGCAAGGCCGCACTCGTCATGACGCGCAAAGGCACGCCTGCCCAAACGATCCACAGCCTGATCTACCGGGTGTCGGAAGCGACGCCGGAGGAGGTCGCGCGGGTGACGCAGGATCTGGCGGCGCTGCGGCGCGATCTGCCGCGCATGGGCCCGGCCGAGCGTAGTTTCACCATGACGCGGATCGCGCAGTTGGAACTGCGCCTCGAGGACATTCACCAGCCAAAATTCCTGATCAACGAACAGTCGATCCTGCGGGACGCGGAACTGCTGGTGCTCGACGAAGTGTCGATGGTTGGCGCCGACATGGCGCACGATCTGCTCGCGTTCGGCAAGCCGATCTTGGTGCTCGGCGATCCGGGTCAGCTGCCGCCGATCAAGGGACAGGGATTCTTTACCGAAGCGGCGCCTGACGTGATGCTCACTGAGGTGCACAGGCAGGCGGGCGACAGCGCAATCCTGCGCCTGGCGACCTTGGCCCGCGAGGGCCTGCCGATCTCCTCCGGCGCGCACGATGCGCATGTCTGGAAGATGTCGCGCCGTGACGTTAGCCCCGCGCAGATGCTGCAGGGTGGTCAAGTGATCTGCGGCGCCAACGCGATGCGGCGCTGGCTCAACACGGCGATGAAACAGGCCGCAGGTTTTGACGCCGACTATCCACGCGGCGCAGGCGAAAAGATCATCTGCCTGAAGAACCGCCATGATCTGGGACTGATTAACGGCATGTTCCTGACGCTGGCCGATGTGCAGCAGGACCCGCATGACGCGTTCGCCTTCAGCGCCATGGTTGAAACTGAGGACGGCGCGCGCATCGCTGGACGGCATAACTTCTGGCGCGGCGAATTCGCCGATCATGTCGCCTTTGATCCGGAGCGCGGACGGCGCGAATGGCAGATTCGCCGTGGGCTGATCGAGACGAGTTGGGGATACGCCATCACCTGCCACAAAGCGCAAGGCTCGCAGTGGGAGAACGTCATCGTCTTCGACGACGGTTTTGGCCGCACCGCCGTCGATCGCAATCGCTGGCTCTACACCGCGATCACGCGGGCTGAGAAAGGCCTGGTGATCCTTGATTGACCTCAATGACGTCAAACCGTTTGGCGCTGAGCCGCAACGTTACGATTTGGACCTGGTTGTTAGGCGCCTGCGCGAGAACGCCGCCGACTGGGTGCCGCGTTTGTTTCCGAACGGCAGGCGTGTGGGCGACGAGTGGCGGCTGGCCAACATCCGGGGAGATGCGCCGCGCAAGTCCGGCTCCTGCGTCATCACGCTGCGCGGTCCGCACGCGGGCGACTGGATCGATTTCGACGGCAATCAGGGCGGCGGGCCGATCAGCGCCATCGAAGAAGCGACCGGGCTCAATGGACGCGCACTAATCATCGAGGCAGCCGACATTGCGGGCGTTTCGCCCGGGGCGCCGGAACGGCGGGCTCCCGCCACGCCGCCACCCGTAAAGCGGGACGCGACGCTTGAGATCGCCCATATTCTCTCCGGCGCGCAGTCGATCACGGGATCACCGGCCGAGCGGTACTTGGCAGGGCGTGGTCTGACCATTCCCGATGATGCGGACCTTCTGTTCCATCCCGACCTGACGCACTGGGAGTCGAAGACAGGTTACCCAGCTCTGCTGGGGCAGGTGCGCGACCGCAGCGGCGCCGTGATCGGGCTTCACCGCACGTACCTGGCGATCGACGAGACGTCAGCCTCCAAAGCGCCCCTGTCCAATCCAAAGAAGATGCTCGGCCGCGTTGCTGGCGGCGCGGTGCGTCTCACCGACCTCGGCGACGGCGATCGGCTCGCGCTCAGCGAAGGCATCGAGACCGGGCTGGCGGTGATGACCGCATGCCCAGATCTGCCGGTATGGGCGACGCTCTCCACCTCGGGTCTGGAACAGGTCGATCTGCCTCCCGGCGTCCGTCGTGTCCTGATCCTTGCCGACAACGACGCCTCTGGGGCCGGGATGCGCGCCGCCAATGCCGCCGCTCGGCGATTGCGCGCGCAGGGTCGCGACGTGGCCCTCATCATCCCGCCACAGGAAGGCGACGACTTCAACGATCTCCTGCTGCGCGAAGGGCCGGAAGCCATCGCCACTCTGATTGCGGACGTGGAAGCCATCACAGAGACCGAGCCCACGCTGCTGATGGGGCAGCACAGACCGCTCAATTATCAGGGCAGCGGCGAGGCCATCCCCACGTTGCGCGCCGATGAGGGTGACCTCGCCCGCGCCAGCGAGCACGTCTGGAGCCTGCTCATGGCCT